TCTAGTTTTCGATACAGCCTTGGCAGAAGCTGGGCCAAGGATTGAACAAGGGTTCAAATCGTTGTTTGCTTCGCTCGGAGTTGACGAGGGTGTTTTTGACGTAATCAAGGACACTTTTCGAGATGTTGTTGTGACAATCCAGTCGCTCTTTGAAGAACTGACAAGCGAATCCAATGGGTTTGGCAATGTTATTCAAGGTGTTGGGAATATCATTAAAATAGTGAACGTCAACATCCAGAATATGGCTATGGCCTTTCAGTTTGCACTAGAAGCCTTCTCTGAAACAGGAGCAATCAAGAACGCCTATCAAGCATTTAAAGATTTGACGGATGCAGCTTTAGATCTTGCTATTAAGTTAGGCGATGCTATTCCTTGGGATATCGTAGGCGCAGCCGCTGGGCACGTCGTGAACGCTATTTCAATGATTGTGAGCTGGATTTCAAAATTAACTCAATCAATTAGTGCAGATGTCTGGAGAGGATTGATTGCAGGGGTTGGAGGAGCTCTAGTCGCTTTCAAGGCATTTAATTTCTTGAAGAGCTTTAATCCGTTTGGTTTATTTGCTAAAGGTGCTAAAGAAGGGGCGGACGAAGTTGTAAAAGGTGCAACGAGCTCGAAAAGCGCAATCGCTCAAATCTTCAAATCAATCTCAACTCTAATCAAAACAACAGGAACAGCAATCAAAACGGCTGCGACAGGGATTGGCGAAGGCATCAAAATTGCTCTTTCTGGTTTAGCGCCAGTCATTCGAGCATTTGGCTTAGCTTTAAGAACGGCCGGAGTTGGGAATATCCTTGCTCTTGGTGGAGCGATTGGTATTGCAGCAGTCGGAATCGGTGCCGGAGTGGCTATTATTGCTGCAGGCTTAAGTCTCATTGCCAGCCAAGGTGAAGGAGTGGCTACAATCATTAACGCAGTTGGGCAGGCATTTGCTACTGTTGCTACTGCAATCATCAGCACATTTGCCCAGGCTATCGTTACAGTTTCAGGAGTTCTGCCAACAGTAACAAGTGCTCTTGCTCAGCTCTCTCCTCTTGTTGTTGCATTCGGAGAGGCAATGGGTGCAGCAGCTCCGTTTATCACAGCTTTAGGCGAAGCCATTTCAGGAATTGCAACGGCAGTGACTCCAATCGTCGAGATTATAAGTGATGCGTTCGTTTCAGTAGCTCAAATTATAGCTGACGCTATCGTTCAAATTGTTGAAGCGATTGCTCCATTTGCTCCAGCCATAACTGAAATGGTAGTTGCGATAGCTCCGTCAATTGCTGATATCGTTTCATCATTTAGTAGCATGTTCTCTCAGATTAGCCCTATCATTGATAGCTTGTCTAATCTCTTGAAAACATTTGGAGAACAAGTGAGCTCTATCTTGAAAAGTGCTGGTAGTGTAGTTGAGTCCTTTGGCTCTGCTATCCGTAATGTCCTTGACGGTGTAGCTGGAATCTTTGACAGCATCGGTAATGCTGCCTTAAACGCAGGCCTTGGAGTCAAATACATGGCTGAAGGGATTGCGATGCTCACCGAGCTAGGATTGCTAGACTTAGCTGGAACATTAGCGACAGTAGCAACAGGCTTGACTGCTATTGCCAATTCTGGAATTGCTTCAGCTGGACCAGGATTGCAACAAGCAGGGACAGGATTGAGCTTGATAGCTATATCAGCTCAATTAGCAAGTGTAGCCTTGCAGTCACTACCTACAGCATTGTCATCACTAAGCACTAGCCTCAGCACATTGCCAGAAACATTGACAAGCGCTGGAGCTTCAATGGGCACGTTCGCTACATCGGTCATGGCTTCTTTTGCAAGTCTTTCTGGATCTGTGGCTGGTGTCATGATGCTACAAACAGGCTTGATGGCTCTAGCTAATGCGATGATGATGGCTCAGAGTGGAGCTTCAGCGATGTCATCTACTCTAACGACGATTAACGCTTCAGCTTCATCAGCTACATCGGCCATTTCTCAGCTTGCTTCAGGTATGGCTTCAGCAATGACTCAGGCCGTGTCATCAGTTCAGTCAAACATGGCATTGATTGTGACTGTAATTTTGCAGTCGTCAATTCAGATGACGCAAGCAGGCCAACAGGCAGGCCGTGGGGTTTCTGAAGGGATAACAAATGGTATCCGTTCAGGAGTCGGCTCGGCGACATCAGCAATGTCATCCATGGTCAACTCTATCCAGTCTACAGGAATGAGAGGCGTCTCTACTATGCGCTATGTAGGTGACATGATTGGTCAAGGTTTAGCACAAGGTATGTACTCAGCGCTTGGAGCTGTCACGGCTGCTGCTAATGCTCTTGTCGCTCAAGCTGAAAGAGCAGCACAGGCCAAGGCTAAGATTAACAGTCCATCGCGCCGTTTTAGAGACAACGTCGGACGTTTCATTTCTCAAGGGGTGGCAGTCGGTATCCTGGCAGATGCTCACAAGGTAGATGATGCCATGGGCGATGTATTTGACCAAATCAAAGCCTTTAACTTTGCCCCCGAAGACATTCTTGGAGTAGGTCAAGCGAGCCTTACGAAAACACTTCAGGTCAAATCTGATCTTGACCGTCAGCTTAAAACGAGCGTTAAGGTCGTACAAGAAAAATCTAACCATCTTGTAGAACAAGCCCTGGAAGTCGCTGAAAGGGCAGTAAAACGTCCAGTCAGTCTGATGATGGAAAGCGGAGCGCTTGTTGGCCAAATCGGGCAAAAGATGACCGATTACCAAAACGACAAGCTCATGATCGATAACATGATGAGAGGGATTATTTAATGGACACAGTTATCTATAACAATCATGACCTCTCTGAGGTTGTAAAAATTAACGAAGTAATTCGTCCGGTAGGAAACGAAAGGGATGTCACAACAAATGACGCCCCTTTTTTGGGCGTAAACGTCCAAGAAGTAAGAACCGGACCTAAAAAAATCAAAGTTAAGTTTACCGTTCAGAAAAAAACGGCTAGGGATACCGAATTGGCCAAGCACACCTTAGCTACAATCCTGAACACCGACAAGCCAGTTCGTATTGATATTTCAGACGAGCCTGACAAGTACTATATGGGACTTGTCATTGGCTCTGTGGATGTCGATAACGTAGCTAGATGGCTTCAAAAGGGCGAGTTTGAGATTCTTGTTCCTGACGGTGTCGCACATGGAACGACTTATAAGCGCTTTGATAACGGACAAGAGCAACCTGACAAGGTTGTTTTTAATTTAGTCAATAATGGCAACGTCCCAGCTTTTCCTGTCGTTACGGTTAAGAATAACGCCGAGAATGGCTATATCGGTCTAGTCAATGCTAGTGGAGCTCTTGAGGTTGGTGACCGTGAAGAGGCTGATATAGGGATAGTTAAGAAATCAGAAATCTTACTTGATTTTAGAGGCGATAAAATCACAAACGGACTGGCTAGCGCAGCAAAGAACCAAGCCGTCACAAATGACCGTACAGAGTATATTGTCGGGACAGCTGAAATGATTAATCTCTGGGAGCGTCCCCATATTAAATTAAAAAATCTACGAGGTGAAACCAAGTTACAAAACTATGCTGCTAGTCTAACTTGGACTATCCCGAATGATAGTGTAGGAGAAATTGGGTCTTTAAACGATTATCTTTGGTGGCGACAAGTCTTTTGGTCTGAGGCTCTTAATCAGTATGGTTTTATTAAAATTACTATTTCTGACACTAACGATAAATTCTTATACGGCGTGGAGAGTTTCAAAAGGTCTCTGGGCTCAGAATGTGAATATAACTTCTTTGCTAGCGATGGCAAGGGTAGCTATAACATTCTGAAACGTTGGGAATTTGACGGAAGCACTACAGGAGACATTAACCCTTTTAGTGTAGCTAGAGGCTGGTCAGATTTGAAACGGAATGATGACAAGGTACAAGTCTTTTATCGTGGCTCTTACTTTACTTTCACAGTTCCTGAAATAAAGGGCAGAAAGTCAGCTAAGATCCATGTGACATTAGGGGCATATCGAGATTATCCAATGGTCTCTCATATGTATCTTGATGAATTGTATTATCGCAAAGATTTTGTGCCAGGAATCGGTGATGTGCCGAACCGCTACCCAATCGGTTCAAACGGTGCTAAACAGCGAGAATGACACTGTCACAGTGGACGGCCTTGAGAAGATTGTAGACGTCGTAGATGGATCAAGTTTCTTGACTATTCCTCCAGGTAATAGTCAGCTTGAGGTCTATTGCTCAAGT